CAAGACTCACACAATTTGTACATGGCAAAGTTTAAACATTTTAGATAAAAAAGACAAAGCAGGAGAATCTACTTTGAGTCTTGCAACATTCTTAGACGGAGTAAAAACTGTAATTATAGATGAAGTGCATCAAGCAAAAGCAGATGTATTAAAAAAATTACTTACACACCATTTGAAAAATTCACCTATTAGATGGGGACTTACTGGAACAGTGCCTAAAGAACAATTTGAATTTCAAAGTATACTAGCAGGCATAGGCCCTGTTGTAAATCAAATAAGTGCGAAAGAATTACAAGACAAAGGTGTATTATCTAAATGTCATGTGAATATAGTTCAATTACTAGATACCAATGTCTATAAAAATTACCAAGAAGAATTAAAATATCTAACAACAAACAAAAAACGTTTAGAGTATATGGGTAAACTAATAACAAAGATAAGTGCTACAGGTAATACTTTAATTTTGATTGATAGACTTACAGCAGGAAAAGAATTACAAACATTAATTCCTAATAGTGTTTTTATACAAGGGGAAACAAAACTAGAAGATAGAAAAGAACAATATGATGAAATTAGCAGTGCCAACAACAAAGTAATAATTGCGACATATGGTGTTGCATCTGTAGGAATAAACATACCAAGAATATTTAATTTAGTATTAATCGAACCAGGTAAATCCTTTGTAAGAGTAATACAATCAATTGGAAGAGGCATTCGTAAAGCCAAAGACAAAGACTTTGTGCAGATATGGGATATCACTTCTACTTGCAAATTCGCAAAACGTCATTTAACACATAGGAAGAAATTCTACAAAGAAGCAAACTATCCTTTTACAATAGAGAAACTAGACTGGGCATGAGAGAAGATTTAATGGTACAACAACAGGTTAAGAGTAAATGGCAACACATGGTTGGCGTGATCTGTTTGAATCAAACATACAGAAAACAGGTTAAAGATGTACTACCTAAATTATTCAAACGTTATCCAAATGCTGTGACATTCATACGGGGAAGAGTAAAAACCCAAGAAAGAATTTTAAAACCACTTGGTATGTGGAAAGTTAGAGCAAAAAGATTAAGAGGCATGAGTGTAGATTTTTTAAGTTGGAACGGCAAAGAAGCATCAGATTTATATGGAATAGGCAAATATGGCAGTGACAGTTACAAAATATTTTACAAAAATATAATTCCTGCAAACGTGCAGGACAAAGAATTAAGGAGGTATATAAAAAATTTATGAGGATAGGAGCCGCACAGATACCTGTAACAAACAATGTACAGGACAATTATAAAAATATAATAGATGCTTGTGATTGGGCAGTAACAAACAATTTAGATTTTCTACTAACTCCAGAGTGTGCTTTAAGTGGTTATGATACAATGTCATGGAACACGAACACTTGTGGTCCCACAGAAGAAGCAATGGAGAAATTAAAGGAGTACAGTAAAAAAACTGGATTGGGAATAGCAGTAGGTACTCTTTGGATATATGATAAAGATAAAAAAGTAGAAGGAAATTTTAACAACGGTACACATCGAAACCAACTAACTTTCATTCAAGAAGGAGAAGTGATTGGTTATGTTGGAAAACACAACGTGGCACAGTGTGACTACAATATTGAGCCTGAAGATAGACCTCAAACAATCAAAATTAAAATTAATGATGAAGAGTTAAACGTGGGTGTGCTTTTATGTAATGACCTTCCTGGAAATTGGTGGGACGGTGGAGATAACTGTGCAAGGAAGTTGAGAATCGCAAACGTTGACTTAATTTTATTTGCAAGTAATTCAGCAAAAGACCAAGGCGAACATATCAAACCAATGTACGATGATATGCATAATGCAATGTTAAGGATGGCGGCGTTTGGAACTAACTGTCCAATTATAAGTGTTGACAATCCTATAAACATAGACGGCGTAGACGTTCACCAAGGCACATCATTTACATCAGGCATACATTTACCATTAGAATCGTTATACAAGGCTCCAGCAACAGGCACAAAATATTTTTACTATGATACAAAAGATAACAGTTTTGGGGAGAAATAATGAGAATACTTACAGTAGACAATCTAGCATATGACTTGAACAAGTTGCCTGAAACTGTGTCAGACGACATGGCTTTCAGTGTGCTTGACAACAGCAATCCTAAAGAACCAGACTTTTTCTTTATACCTTTAATCTACATTGAATCTTTCAGTGCTCCAGCGATTGTGTTGGAGATAGGTGGAAAAGAAATTACAATGCCTTTGGATTGGAGCGTTGCAATAGGAGATTTGGAAGACAGTAATACTGTTGACGTTGTTCCATTGACAAGCATCGCTGACAGAGGCTTTGAAGCATTTATATTCAATCCGTTAAGCAGTTTCAAGGCACAGTTTGCTCCTGTCAATGTAGTGAATTTTTATAATGAGGTCAAATGGTACTTTCCAAAGATGAAAAATAATCAACTTATAAGCACACCTATAACAAATGGTAAAAATCCTGATTGTGCATTTTTTGTAAAAGATATTTCAAGACAATGTGAAAGTATAGAATATACTGAACTATTGTAATGCCGAAAAAGAAAAAAGAACCTAAAATGATTTATGAAAGTCCAGATGGAGGTGCCACTGTGTATGCACGACCTATTAATGGCAAGGGTGAACGTGTATTGATTGAAAAACCAATTTTTCCAGACTGGTATTTGACCGAAGTTGAAATATCCGAAATAGTAGATTACGCAAACGAAGGAAACAAGACTTTACAAATACAGTTAAAGAAGTTAAAATTAATGTATGATTTAATTAAGGAAAACAGATGGTAAGCAAAATTAATAAACTTCCTTTAAAAGATGTGTTAGCGGCAATAGACATGAACGCTAAAAACGTATGGGGCGAGTTATCAGATGATGAACGTAAACAGGTGTCTTTTTATTTGCTTAATAGATATGCAAGTGCTGTAAAAGGCAGTAAGCAAGACAAAGAATTACAGATATTAAAAACAAATCAATATTACAATAAAAACTTTTTTGCACTTACAAAACATAAAAAACTTTTATGGTATCTACTTTGTATGACTGCAAATGACAAGAAAAGTATTAGATATCATGAGTGGATTGGATATAAATTTAAATCAAGTCCAGGTACAGCAAAAGCAATAAAGTTCTTAGAAAAACTATATCCGACTAAAAAAGCAGATGAAATAAATTTACTTGCAAAAATAAACAGTGCAAAAGATTTAAAACAATTAGCAGAAGATTTTGGAATGACAAAGGAGCAAATTAAAAAACAATTATGATAGAAAAGTTGTTTACTTGTCCGTATTGCGGTGCAAAATTTACTAAAGAAAAAACTTTAGCAGTGCATATGTGCGAACAAAAAAGAAGATTCTTACAAAAAGATGAAAGAAGGGTACAACTAGGATATCAAACATTTGTAAGATTCTATGAATTATGTCAGAAGGCAACAAAACCAAAGACATATGAAGAGTTTTGCAAGAGTCCTTATTACACAGCATTTGTCAAGTTTGGAAGTTTCTTAAGCAACGTAAAGCCATTGTATCCAGCAAAATATATAGATTATGTTGTAACGAGCGGAGTAAAATTGGATCACTGGTGCAGGGAAGAAATGTATCAGAAGTATGCAATAGATTTGATACTGCGTGAAAAAGTTGAGATGGCAATGGAACGTTCAATTAAAACAATGATGGATTGGGGCGACGAGAAGGAAGCGCCGTGGAGCGATTATTTCAAGTATGCAAGCCTAAATAGAGCAGTAATGGATATTAAAGATGGGAAAATAAGTCCATGGTTAATACTAAATTGCAAGACAGGAAAAGAAATGATTGGTAGACTTAACGATGAACAACTACAAATAGTTTACAACATAATGGATCCAAGTCACTGGTCTTTAAGATTTAAAAGACTACCAGCAGATGTAGAAATGGTCAAAGAGGTTACAAAGGAGGCGAGATTATGATAAATGAAAATAATGTAGTACCACTATTCGGCATACCTTTATGTCAAACACAATTAAAAGAATATAAAGAAAGCGAAGACTTTATAAAAAACAAAATTAATTACGTAGAAAGATCTCACAAAGTTTGCTACATTTCAGAAGACGACTATCTGTTAGACAAAGAAAATTTATTACCGTTAAAGACGGAAGTCATGGAAAAAGTAAGTGAATTTTTACATGGTTACCTTGACATTCATCCTAAACACAATTTTGTTATGACTACAAGTTGGAGTAACAGATATGAACAAAATCATTTTATAGATCAGCACTATCACAGTAATAGTTTATTCTCGGGTGTATTATTTTTAACTGATTGTAAAGACACAGCAAATATTGTATTTCATAAAGATAAAAATCACAACAACATTTTTACGGATACAGTTAGATTAGATCACAAAGACAACTTCGATTACACAAATAAAAGAAGTTATCTGTTTCATCAACCACAAATGGCTGTATGTCCTAAGAAATGGGACTTGATAATGTTTCCTAGTTTTTTAAACCATAGTGTAAATGTTAACACAAATCCAAACGACAAAAGATACACCCTTTCTTTTAATGTATGGGTAAAAGGTACAATAGGTGGAGGGCATAGTAAGTTAACATTATGATAGACTTAACTATAGGCGCCGATCATAGAGGTATGGAACTTAAGGACCAAGTGTCCAAATGGATATGTCCAATTGATGAATGCATTGGCGATATTGTAACGTTTCAT